GCTCATCGAAGTGCTTGAGGATTGACGCCTGCGTGGCGAACGGCATGTCGTCCCACTCGCGGCTCTTGATCATCCGGGCGTGGACGTTCATGTGGGTCTCGTCGTCATCGGCCGGGCCGACCGCGACGTGGTTGCCGGCCATCAGCAACTCGTTCTCCATCGACGCCCGCTTGTAGTCGAGGCTGAACGGCTCATCGAACTCCAACAGCCCGAACAGCGACCGGCCGCGCTCGCGGTTCTGCGCGCTGTTCATCACGTCCACGAGCCCCACCTTCAGGCCGTTGACGAAGTTCTGCCGGCGGAGCACCTGCGACATCGACGTGATCGGGACCGCCTCGACCTCGACCGTCATCGAGCCGGTGAAGTCGGCGGCCATGAAGTGCTTTACGTCCCGGCTCCCGTCCTCGCCAATGAGCGGGATGGCCCGCCCGCGCTGCCATGCATTCGCCTTCTGCGCGATCTCGACCCGGTGCATGTACAGGCGCTTCCACGTCTCGCGGTTCGCCTTGGTCTGCGGCTGGAAGCGGTTGCCGGCCTGCTCCACGAGCAGTTCGAGGCTGACGCCGGCGGTGATCCCCTGCGGCGGGTTGCCGGCCAGCACGTCCCTCGCGCCGCTGATTTCCTGCATGCCCTCGGTGATGTTCGCCCGCTGCGCTTGGTTGTACGGGTGCGGCCCCTTCGGGTCGAGCCGCTGGGGCGCCGCGGCCCCGCCGACCGGGCGGTACTGGTAGACCGCGCCCGGCTTCCCGGTGGCCGTCGAGACGGAGAACTGGCTGCGCTTCGGCGCCAGCCACGCCGGGTTCCCCATGGTCTTGCGGATCAGGTCATCGGTCGTGTCGATGCCGTTGAGCCGGCGCTGTAGCGGGATCAGGTTCCGCGGCATCCCGAAGCCCCACGGCGAGCCGGGGAGTACGGACCAGCGGAAGCAGTACAGGTTCAGGTCGTCGCCGTAGGGGTAGGTGCCGCTGTCGAGCACGATGCCGCCGGCGATGGTGAGCATCCGGCCCTTGGGGTAGTCCCGGCTGGGGATCTCGTAGCGGCTGATGACCGTCACGCTGTCATCGAGGTAGCGGTAGGCCGCCATCTCGGAGGCGCCGACGGACAGCCCGACCCGGCCGGCGTTGGCGCTCCGGCTCTGGATGTCGAGCATTTTCAACTGGTAGTCCCCGAGGATGCCCGATTCGCGCTGCGCCTTGACCTTGCTCTTGGCCGCGGACCCGTAGGCGTTGCCGATCCAGTCCCGCGAGCGCGCCCGGAAGTGCGTGTACCGGCGCCACTCCCACGGGTAGCGGGCGCTCAGGTCGGGGATGATCTCGAACGGCGACACGACCTCGACCGATTCATCGGTCATCAGGAACTCGTCAAACTCCTGTTCCCCGGTCTCGGGGTTCATGACGGGCTCCTCGGTCTCCTTCGTCATCGGCAGGCCGTCCGGCCCGGGGATGGGGACGCCCGCCTTGTCCACGACGGGTTCGACGCCGCGCTTGAACACCGGCCGGCGGACCATCTCGTAGGTGCTCTTGTCCTCCTGCGCCAGCATGTAGCCGGTGCCACAGACCACGACCCACGCGCCCAGTTCGCGCTTCTTCTCCTCGATGTGGCCCTCGTCGTCGCGGTAGCGCATGACGCCTTGCGCCACCTCGGCCGCGGCCCGGTCCTTGTCCTCCTTCGTCGTCGGCGTGTACTTCGCCTTCGGCAGGGATTCCATGAACAGGTTGATGCCGATCTCGACCTTCGGGAGAATCAGGTTGGTGACGCTGCGGGGGACGTGCTCGGCTGCGGGCTTGGCCTGAAAGCGGCGGGTCGCTGGGTTCCACTCAAGGTTCTGCTCGCCAAGGGTCCAGAGCGTCTGCTCGTACCATTGGCGGTGCATGGCCGCGAGTATCCACTCGGCGCTGGAAACGTCGTTTCCGAGCGCGGCAATGATCTCCGGCTCTGTCTTGGGATTGCGGAGGGCGTCTTGTGAGACCTGTGCTACCCGCTCGTCAGAGGCGAGTTCAAGGGCCACGCCAGTCGTCTCATAGCACCCCTCGGAGGCGCATGGGCGGGCTGGCCGGCCCGCCGACTGGACCGGATGCTACCACATCTGGCGTGTCAAGGCGGTGGCGGGGTATTACTTGCGGTCAGGCCGCACAGATAGCACAGGCATCTTGGGGCTTGCTGGCGTGATACTTCACCACCTCGAAATGCGGCATCGAGTGGTTGATGTCGGCGATCTTGCGTGGGTCGCGCATTTTCGTCCGCCCGAAGTGCTCCGCCGGGAAGCCCTCGATGATGGCCTTCGGGACGATCCCGTGCAGGGTCGCGGTCGCCGCACGCGCTCCCTTGTCGATGACCACGACGAACAGGGCGCATCTCACGGTTGCCGCATGGTCCTGTGTCCGATTGACGATGATCCGGGGTGCGGTGTCGTGCTCAATCGGGGGGAACCGGGCTCCGTACTTCTTCCGGCCGCCGCAGCGGCCACAGAACCACACCGTAGCCTTGACGTTGGTGCCGTCCGGGTAATCCACCCCGCCGTCGCCACGGCCAACGACCACCGCCCGCGTAGCGCCCGTGAGTTTCGCGTATGCCTCGCTGGCGACCTCACCCTCGAAGCGCGTGTCCCTGCCCTCGACGGTGAAGTGCATACGGTCCTCGCCCCACGAACCGGCAACCCGCTCGATTCGCTCGGCATCGTTCATCGCGGCCATCAACGCAGGGCCATCGACAAGGGTGACGCTCCACAAGTCGTAGCAGAGGCGGTGCGGTATGTGCTGGTGAGCGACCATGGCTACACGTCGCGGTACACGTCAGGGTTGAACCCGCCGGCCTTGGCGGACCGTTCCAGTTCCAGCCGCGCCTCGGCGCCGATCATCTCCGCCGTCTGGCGCTCGCGGTCCTCCTGCTCCTCGGGCGTCTGCGCCGGCAGGTCCGGCTCCTCGACCGGGGCATCCATCACCGCGTCGGGCCGGTTGCTCACGATCATCAGCCGGTTCGTCAACTCGCGGTTCAGGTCGCGCAGGTAGGCCACCTCAGCCCGCAGGGTTGCGATCAGTTCGTCGCGTGCTCCAAACATCAGACCTCCTCCGGGCCAGCCGGCTTCTCGACCGGGACCGGCTCGAACAGCGTGCAGCCGCACGCGCCTTCGCCGTTGACCACCTCGCAGGCTCCCGCCGTGTCGTCCATCGGGTCCTCGTGCGCCGTGAACAGGTGGCCGCAGGCGCACACCTCCACGCCATCGCCAGTCGTCAGCCACAGCCCGCCGCCCTTGATTCGTGTCGGCATCAGTTCACCATCCCCCGGCTCGGACGATTCATCAACTGCCGCTCCTGCATCTTCCGCCCCACCGCCTCTCCTAGCGAGTCGAGGGTCTTGTCCGCGAGGGCGCGCACCGCCTTCTCGTCGGCGTCGAACGGGACGAAGAAGAACAGCGCGATCCCCGTCGGCTTGTGCCGTATCGCCCACCGCTTGCCGTCCTCGTCCCCCTGCCACGGCGGCATCGGCACGATCACGCAGTCGCGCTCGAACGTCTTGCGGGCGTGCTGCGCGGCCTTGTCGCTCTTGTCCTCGACCGCCGACAGCCGCGCCACCGCCTCGATGAACCGCGCCGGCGGCATCAGGTCGCGGTACTCGCGGCCGTCGATCTGGCCGGTCGTTGACCAGCCCTCGACCTCAAGCAACAGCGCCGTGCGCGCCGACGCCAGCCGTGGCAGCAACTCGATGATGCGGTCATCGCGGCCTTCTCGCGGGTTGCTGCCAACGATGTCGGGCTCCGAGACCTCAACGCCCCGGGCGCGTTCCTCGATGATGTCGTCCGGCCACTCCACAAGGAAGTCCACCATGAGCCGCCACTTCCGCGGCCGGTCGCGCTTCGAGCACCGCCACTTCGCCGCGTCCACCATCACCCGCAGCCAGTCGAGGTTCGTTGTCACGTCTTGACTCTCCAGTCCGGTCGATCCATGGCCTTGAGAACCGCGGACCATTTTGCCCTGACCTCAGCACGCCACTCGCGGTCGAGTATTTGCCTGACCCGCTCCCGGCTGATGCCGTGGAAGTCGGCAATAACCTGCAACGTCTTGCCTGCCACGCGCATCGCGTACACCTCGGCGTCGCGGGCTGCCTTGGGTCTCGCGCTCATAGCCCGATAGCCTCCACAGGGGCCGGCTGATGCGACCGTGCGTGCGCCATTTGCAGGCCCACGACGACGCTCATGTACCTGTGCTCCTCCGGCGCAGAGCGCCACCACGCCGAACCCTTGACGTGCCAATCGCAGAGGTCGCAGCCGAGCCAGCCGCGCCCGGCGGCATCTTCGGTCTCCTCGTGGAAGCCTACTTCAACAACCTCCCACGGCTCATCGAACACGAGGTAGGTGAACGGCTCACCAACGCACGGGCGCCTTGCCACTCTTACCTTCGGCGGCACGGTCACTTCCGCCCCTCACGCGCCATGGCAAGGCCGCGGTTCAACGCCCGGCGGATGCCCATGACGGCCTCGGTGGTGTTGGTGCTCTCTCCGAGAACGTCCACGCACAGGTTGACCAGCGTTTCCACCTGCTGCGCCGGCAGGTCGGCACCCCACCCCGACGGCTGCTTGCGAGTCGTGACGACGGCGCGGATGTACTCCGCCATGTTGGCCTCGATGGCCGACCCAGCGAACAGCGGCTTGTCGGGCTCGATCAGCACCCAGTCGCGCTTCGGGGACAGTACCCACACCACGTTCCGTGCAATCAGCCCAACCGCCTGCCATTTGGCGAAGCGTCCGGCGGGGCAGGCCATGAACACGCGGCCATCCAGCAGCGTCACGGTGTCCTCGCCCGGGTTGAACGTGGCGAACATCAGATCCTTCGCGCTCACGGCCATGACATCACCCAGCCGGTGAACAGGCCGAACAGGTACGACACCGCGATGATCGTCATCGTCTGCCCCATGGACGGAAGCCGGGCGGGCCTCGGCTCCGGCTCGTATCTCTGCGCCGCGATGAGCATCGGGCAGGTGTTGAAGTGTACCGACATTCCCCTGAGCGCCGGCGCGTAGCAGGTCGGGCAACTCGGTCCCCCGGGTCGGTAGAATCTCTCCGGCGTGTGGGTCAGGCTCGCGTCCGTCATCATCGCACCCCTCCCGGTAAGCCGCGGCGGCCAGTACCCCGTGGCGCTCGGTCCACGAACGCTGTGCCTCGGTGATCCGTTCGGCATTCCACCTGCTACTTCCACCGCAGCGTGCAGATGCCGTACCGGCCGCCGCCGGCAGGTCGGACTCTACCACGGGTTGTCATCGCCGGATGCCACGCTTCCGTCGGAGAATCGCGGGCCGGCGTGCTCGACATCGGTTGCACGACAGAGGACCGCCCGGACGCATGTAGACCACCGTTCGGGCCGCGGGGTCCCTCTCCACCTGCTGCCAGACAGTCCGTGACATTCGCAGGCGGTCGTACAGCACGAGATGAGCGCAATAGCCGCACCGATGGCCCTTCACAAAGTAGGCGTCGCGCCGCGGCAACGGCGCCAGCCACAGCGAGCGTGCATATGCCGGCCTGTGAGCCAGCCACAGAGCGGATGCGATGGTCCTGCCCTTGTCGTCCTGATGCAGCCGGTGTGCCGCGTCAAACATAGTCGTTGTCGCTGTCCTCTCGCCCCGCCTGCGCCGCGAGTTTGCGTGCCAACTTCAGGTGGTCGTGGAGTCGGCCCTGCCGCACCTCGGTCCACGGCTTGTCAACGTGCTCCTTCTGCTCCTTCGGCGCCTCGGGGAACGAGGTCGCCCAGTACCGCAGGCAGTCCGGCAGGTGGTCATCGACGCCGACCGGCTCCTCGCGCAGGCCGAGCCCGTCCTGCTTCCAGTCCTTGAACCGCCACGACGACACCGACTCGATGGACCGCTCGCAGGTGTTGACGAAGAACAGCCGCGGCGACCCGCGCTCGCCCCGCTTCGGGTGCCAGTCAGGGTACTTGTGGTCGGGGTCGGCCCACATCATCTGCCCGACGCGGGTGAGCGAGGCGTCCATGGCGTTGTCCGCCGGCGAGAACTCGATGCCGCAGTCGGCGTACTCCTCGGCCACCGACCACCACTTGTCGCCGCGGGCGATGGTCTTGTTGAAGATCGACGGGTCCGCGACGCGCATCTCCAACGGCTGCCCGCGTTCGAGCCGGACGAAGGCTTGCGCGTGCTCCTTCGGGGTCGGCCCGGCCACCTCGTAGTCGCGGAAGCAGATGCCGTTCCCCCACGGGTCCACGGCCCACCATTGCGCCGCCGTCGGGTTGCGCCGGCCATGGTCGAAGGCCATCCGCACCGGCCACGAGTGCGGGATCTTGAACGGCGCGATCACGTTCACGTCGAGGTCGAACTGGGGCCAGACCAGCCCTTCGAGGGCGCGCATGTCGCCCTTGATGAACCGCCGGACCCACCACTCCGCTTTCCCAACCGCGAGGTCGCGGTAGTAGTTGGGCGGCAGGTTCGCCTCGTTCTCGTTCGCCTTCGGCTGGAAGCCCTCGTACAGGTCGCTGTGCCCGGGCTTGAAGAACAGCCGCCACACCCAGTCGAGCCCGCCCGGGTTGCCGGTGCCGAACATGGGCGAGTAGGGCCATCGGTCCTTCGGGATGCCGAGCGTTGACCAATGGCGCCCGAGCCGGCCTTCGAGCATCTGGAACGACGACATCCGCGACTCGGTGATCTCGTCAATGCCGCAGTACCCGAGGTCGAGGGAGCCGAACTCCATCGGGTTCACGGTGTCGAGGTGGCGGAAGATGGTCGCGCCGCCGGCGTTCCACTCGATGTAGCCGCCGCCGGTGTCGGGGATGCTGGCGGTCTTGATGAGCCGCTGCGGGGTCAGGGCCATGAACCGCTTGCGGGTGGTGTCGCGCAACTCGGGGTAGGTGTGCCGGGCGACCATGCCGAAGTTCGGCGCGTAGAAGTGGGACAGGATGAGCGACTGCCAGACCAGCACCTCGGTCTTGCCGGAGCCCAGCGGCCCGATGTAGACCTTCCGCGCCGCCTGCGATTCGAGGAAGCGCCCCTGCGTCGCCAGCGGCGTCTTGTCCCCGAGGATGTTGACCGGCTCGGGTGTCTCGTCAGGAAGCGCGTCGGACATCGCCTACTCCGCTGCGGTCATGTACTGCGCCACCCGTGGCACGTCGGTCGCGTTGAGCCGCTTCCATTCCGCGAAGTCGCGCTGCCCCTCGGCGCGCTTGAGCCGTTCGACCCAGTACGCGGCGCACGACCGGAGCCCGTGCTCACAGGCCATGCAGAACCATACCACCGAGTCGGTCTTGTGCACGGCATTGGTGAAGCCGGTGTCGCGGCACTCCCAGCACCGGATGGGCGCCGGCGGGGTGTCGGAGAGCGCCTGCTTGTCCACGAGCGCGAAGGCGAGCAGGGCGAAGCGGCGAACGTGCGGGTCCATCTCGTCCCACGTCGGCCCGCCGAACGACTCGTGCTCGGGGTCCTTTGCCATCAGGTCCCACGCCGCCTTGGCGCGCACCTCGCGGGTCGGGTCGGGTGGTAGGTCGGGGAGTACGTCACCGGGTTGGATTCTCATGGGATCACGCCCTCCTGTTGCAGGAATCGTCGCACCTCGGCCTTCTCCTTGGCCGCCTTTCGCTCCTCGGGGGTCTGTGTCGGCTGGTCGTTCACGGTGGTGTCCCAGTTCTCCGGCTTGAACAGCACGGACGGGGACATCCACCGCCGCATCTCGGGCTTGCCGTCGAGTTTCGCCGCCTGCCGGCGCACCGCCTCAACCACCCGGTCGATGCCGTGGGTCTCGTGGGCGCGGTGCATCCACTCGCCGGACCTGCCGGGGGCGTTGTAGGTCGAGCCGGTCAGGTCGTTCAGGAGCCGCAGGGCGGTGGCGCAGGGGGGGCAGTTCTGAACGTAGGTCGGGGGGCTGGCGGTTGGTGGCCGTTGCTCTTTCGACTGTTCCTTCGGGGGGGGCTGCTTTGCCGTCTGACCAAGTTCTACTACACCCCCCAAGGTAGTAGTAGTTACGGGTACGGGTACGGGGTAAGGCGAACTTCCGGCGATGTTCTGGCGAACATCTCCTGAACGAGGCGAACGGTTACGGGTAAGCCTAACGTTTGCCATTCTTACGCGAGCAGCCTCGCGCTCTGCCGTGACGGCCGCTTTGGTGGGGTTGTACTGGTCGTAATCGTGGATTCTGTACCAGCCCTTGCCGCGGCCGCGGTCGATGAGGCCGCATTCAAGCAGCCGCTTGACCATCGCATCAGCGAGCGCCATGGGGGTCGGCGGGCTCTCCCGGCTGGGGTCGCAGGCCAGCGCCACGAGGTCGGCGCAGGCAGGCTCAACGGCGTCAATCGTGAAGTGGCCGTCGGTCAGGTGGCGGGCGCAATGGGTCAGGATGCGGAGCCACACCAGTTGCCCCAGCGGCCCGGCCATCAGCACCTTCGGGTGGGATGTCCAGTCGTCCGAAAGGCGCATCCACGGCATCAGCAATCCCCACAGAGGGCCGCCCCGGCTGGCCGCAGGGGACTAGCCTGCGACTGGTGGCGGGTGACGTGGCGAACGAGGCCCGCAGCCGGGGCGGCTTTCTCTAGGGATTCAGCATGAGGAGTAGTCACGTCCTCGTTCACCATGCGGGGACGGTACGCCTACGACC